ATATGAAATCGTCAGGAGAGCGCGGTGTAGGTCTTATTGCTCAAAAAGTAAAGAAAGTAATTACTGAAGCAGTTATTCAGTCAAAAGAAATCAAAATACTCTATCTTACTTACGTTAACTTGGTACGAGTACTAGTAGAAGCTATTAAAGAATTAGAATCAAGAGTAGAAGAGTTGGAGAACGATGGCTAGAGGTACATTTAGTCCTGCTAATACTTTTATTAAAACTGCAGAGCGCTTTCTTGTAGGTAATACTACAGCTGGCGAACTTAGCTTTGCGCAAATTCAGAGAGCTCATAGAAGAAAAGAACCTGAAGCTGGTGATAGTATTCAGCTTACTGATTATTATCTAGATAACGGTTACCCTGATAACCCAGATACTTACTCTGAAAATAATAACATACCGACATCTGGTAATACAACTACAATCGAAATAACTGGATGGCAAAGCACCAAAGGTATTAGATATAATACTGAAGGTTATTATTATATTGATAATGACGATCAACAAAGAACTATTACTCTTTCGCATGTTGAAAGTACAGATAAGGATGGTGTAGTTTCAGAGACTAACTCTACTACAGGTAATTTTAACTTTGGTGACTTCACACAGTTTAATCAAAAAATTATTTCTGTTACCCCTGCTAATATTGATCGCATTATTGCTGCTAACGAAATAACAGGTAACTCTTCACCGCGTAGTGTATATCGATATAATGCAGAAGAAATACACTATGACTTACAATTAGGTGCATCTGGTGGAGATGAAGTATATTATGAAACGATCTTTAATTTTAACAGATTTAGAATTGAACGTCAACGCCGCGGTGGTGAAAACTCTATGGGGGTGCTAGCTACTAATATTAGTAAGTCGACATTTGGTTCAGGCGATACTCCAAAACTTACAACTGGTAAGGTTATTAAGACTTGGTCATTTGGAGGCCGCGGTGAGGCTGCAGGGGTTCTTAAATACCCTGGTGATGAATATGCAGCTGATAACTTTGGAGTAGGGGGTCTTGCTGCTCATAGATCATCTCCTAATAGTCTATGGAGAGATTCATTAAGAGTACCCGGTCTCTTTAAAGGATGGCGAGGTTTTCGAAAAGTCTTTCGTTTATTAAGATCTTTGTTTGGTTTCGGTAAGAAAAAAAGAGAAATAGCTAAGATACAGCAAGAAGATGAAAACGGTTCAAACTTTGTATGGCGCGTTACCTCAACCGACAGTTCTATTGATCGTCCAGGCATTCTAGTTGGTAAAGAACGCAACTTCCGTCGCGGCGAGTTTCAGAACTTTAATTTAGATAGATTTACTATGTTTATGGAATAAGATGACTACTATTACTATTACAGCCAACCAACATACATTATTTACATCCAATACTAGCTTAGTCTGGTATGACCAAGGTGGAGGCATGGGTGTTGCTTTAAAGCAGATTAAAGATTACGAACTAAGAACAAAAATTAAAAACGAAGTCTTTAAGCATTTTACTAAAGCTAAGATTGCTCCTGTATGGGCACCTAATGTAAGAATGCTAGAAAAAAACCATTATTCTAATACCTTTAGCATGGCAAACTATTTTGTAAGCCAAGCTAATACTCAGGAGATTACGGGTATTATGTTTAAGGTTGAAACTGTAGATGGTAGCGGCTGTACAATGTGTGTAAGCACTACATTTAGAGATAAAAGTAAAGTATCTAATTCATCTGTATATGGTTCTAACACAAATGTGTTTATTAATCAAACGGATGTAGATAACTTCCATGATGATATGTATTTTAACATTGTGAGACCTCTCGAGCAGGCAAATACTGATTTATTTAATGAGATAGTTGAGTATATTATTAATGAAGAAGAATCCTAATCTTCCAGAAGACAATTACGAGTTTTATACACAGCAGGGTAATCTTCTTAGATGGAAGCCATTATTTTGTGTTCCTTATTACTCGGTTGATCTAGATCTGACACAAAATGATATTGACTTAATGATTTCTGAAATATATTCTATTCAGAAAGAAAAGAAGTTTACACAACCAGAAGAATGGGAATGTAGTGTAACTACTTCTTATAGTAGCAATACTACATTTCCACCTCATACAAAAGTGTTTGAAGTTTTTAATGAAAGAGTTGCCTTTGCTTTGACGAACTACCTTAAAGACAATATCGACATGTCTATTTTAAAAAATAGAAAAATTGACATATCAATCTGGTATAATATCTTTAAAAATGGTGACAGACGAGGTAAACATAATCATATTCATAATAACGGGGTTGCTTCAGGTATTTTATATCTTAAGACCCCAGAAGATAGTGGTATAACCAGATGGTATAATCCTCTAGAGAAGTTAATGATGGCTTGTGGTTGTAATGAAAAGCATGCTACTCAAACCCTTGACACTAATCATCATGAAGATCAAAGACCAGGTAGATTAGTAGTATTTCCTCCTTATGTAGATCATGATGTTTCTACTAATAATAGTAAGGAAGATAGAGTAACATTGTCGTTTAATGTTAACGTTAGATAGTATAAATAAAATTAAAAAGAAGTGTCATGGCCTCAGTAAGATTTAACGTAGCAGATAGGATTTCAGCGAATAACATTTACGCTGATATATCTCTTAATCTGGATACTAATATTAAGAGTAAAGATCTCTTAATGATCCGTGATGAGAATGCTATCAGACGTTCAATTAAGAACTTAGTGCTGACTAATAAATACGAGAGGTTCTTTCAACCTGAGATTGGCGGTAATGTTTCTGCACTTCTTTTCGAAAATTTAGATACGTTAACTCTAAGTCAAATTGAAAATCATGTTGAATCGGTTATTGTAAACCATGAACCACGTGCTAAAGTATTGAGAGTAGTTGCTACTCCTGACTTAAGAAATAATGCTGTAACGGTAACTATTACTTTTGCTATACTTGGTGGTAAGAAGCCATTAGATATCGCAATATTGTTAGAGAGAATTAGATAGATGGCTACTAATATTTCCCCGCTTAATCTTACTGAGCTAGACTTTGATGAGATTAAAGTTAATCTTAAGAACTTTTTACGCGATGGTAATTTGTTCAATGACTACGATTTCGAAGGTAGTAACTTATCAGTTCTTATTGATCTCTTAGCATATAATACTTTCTATAACGCTTACTATCTTAATATGGTCGGTAACGAGATGTTTCTCGATACTGCAGTACAGAGAGAATCAGTATTGTCTAAAGCTAAAGAGCTAGGCTATACACCAAAGTCAGCAGTTAGTAGTAAAGCAGTGGTTGAATTAGAGCTGCTTTATGCTGATGAAAATAATGCTATTACTGATCCTAATAACCTTCCGGCTAATATTACCAAACAGTATAATGCTATTTCTGAAGTAATTGTACCTAGAGGCACATTCTTTACTACAGAAGTTGAAGATAGAACATATACGTTTAGTACTGCTGAAGCGTATTCAGCTACTTTCCAAAATACTTTTAAAACTGTAGGTTCAAAAAGATACCCAGTATTTAAAGTAGAGAGGGTTGATATTTTTGAAGGTGAATTGCTTAACTTCACATATCCTGCTCATAACTCAGAGTTTCCAGAAAAGTTTGTTATTCCAAACGAGAACGTTGATATTGCATCTCTAGAGGTGTTAGTTGCTCAAGACAGCTCTAGTGTTATCTCAGAAAAATATGCTAGAAAAGAGAATTTATTTAATCTCGTTGAATCTAGTAAAGTATTCTTCTTACAACCTATTGTAAGTAATCAATATGAAATTTTCTTTGGTGATGGTATTTTTGGTAAAAAGTTAGAGACCGGTAATATTGTAACAGTTAATTATCGCTCTTGCGATGGTAATAGATCTAATGGTGCTGATAATTTTACTTACTCAGGTCAAAATAGTGAAGCATTAGTAAATGTATTTAGAGTCACACCCACTGTAACAACAGCATCATCAGGCGGTACGTTTGAGGAGACTATTGAGTCAATTAAGTTTAACGCACCACGTCACTTCCAAACACAATTTAGAGCTGTTACCGCTGTTGACTATCAAAACCTAGTAACAAATCAATTCCAAGACTTTCTATCAGTAAAAGCTTTCGGTGGTGAAGAAGCTGAACCTCCACAGTTTGGTAAAGTATTCTTAGCTATTAGACCTGGTTCAGGAAGCTTTCCTACTGATATCGATAAAAATAATGTGCTAACGTATCTTGATGATAAGAAGATTATTAATATTAGAGTTGAAGTTATTGACCCTTCTTACACATATATTGGTATTGAATCTGATGTTACCTATAATCCAGATGTTACTACTTTCGCTGCTTCTGAGCTCGAAGACTTTATCAAAGATGAGATTGTTAAGTTTGGTTCTCAGACCTTAGGTAAGTTTGATAATAAACTAAGACTATCTAAACTGTTGAGAACTATTGACGAGGTTGACGGTTCTATTAATGATTCAACTACTCGCTTTACTTTCAATACAAGGCTTGATATTAGAGCTGGACAAAATAAAGCGTTTGGTATTGATCTTAATAACGCAATTGATAATACTGGCCCGGGAAGCGTATTCTCGACAGTATTTAATAACAAAGGTAACAGCTCGTTTATTCAAGATGATGGCAACGGCACATTGCAATTATTTAGAATCACATCTACAGGTTCGAACGAGCTTGCGCTTTCTAACGTAGGCACTGTTAATTATGGAACAGGAAGAATTGATATCGCTGAATTAGAATACACATCTTTCTCTGGCTCATATGTTACGATTCAAGCAAGACCGCGTGATCTAAACATTACCCCAGTTAGAGAGCAAATTCTTTTGATTGATAGAGCTGATGTAGTTGTTAACGCAGCAATTGAAACGGTTAATGTAATCTAATGGCTTCTGCAAATAATGTAACCTTTAGAAGAGAGCTGAGAGACGAGTCTCAATATAGGTTAACAGACAGATTAATTAGACATATGATGCCCAGCTATGTACAAGCTGAGGCAAACACCCTCGTTACTTTTTTAGAAGAATATTATAAATTCTTACATTCAGGCGGTAATCCACTTTTTGCCGCTAAGAATATTTTTAAGCTTAGAGATGTAGATGACTTTGATGCATACAAAAAAGAGTATGAAAAAGATTATAATCAACGCTCTACATACTCAGCTAATGCTATTCAAAAATACGTAAACAAGCCAATTGTTGGTCCTAATATTGCAAACGGTGTAACTATTTCTTGGTTAGATAGTTCAAACACTGCTATTCTCAGCGCTGACGTGGCAAATAATACATTTACAAATGGCTCAGTATGGTACATTGGTAATACTACACCTGGTCCAGATGGTAATCATTCTCTAGATTCTGGTATTAAGGTTCACGACTATAATCCTAGAACCCGCACTATTACCTTTACTACTAAAACCTTACAACAAGCATCATTTGATTCTGGTGTTATTCGTAAATACGCTAGTAATACGCTTATAAGAAGAGCTAATACAGCTTACGTTGCTGAAGCTAATGCTCTCAACTCTCAAGTATTTGATCGTATCAGAAACGAATTTTTACTTGGTTTCCCTAACCCTACTCAAGCTGCATTTAAGCTTTTAGCAAAGAATATTCAATCTCTATATCGTTCAAAAGGCTCAAAGAGAGGTATTGAGACACTCTTTAAAGGTGTTTATAATAGAGAAGCAGATGTATCATTACCGTTTGAAAATGTACTAATAGCTTCTGGCGGTGAGTTTACTCGTGACTCGTATCTTCAGACTGTAACAGACCCTCGACTTTCTAATTTTAAAAATACCTTAATCACGGGCAAAGACTCTCTTGCAACTGCTATTGTTAAAGATATTATTGAAGTTAACGTTCAAGGTAAAACTATTACAAAGCTTTTACTTGAAAATGTTGATGGTACCTTTATTGATGAAGAAGTTATATCTGCTCCAGGTGTAGACTATAAACCTAGAGTTTTTGCAGGGTTTAAAACTCTTACTCTTACATCTAATGGTTCAGGTTACTCTGTAGGTGATGAAGTAAAACTTATTGGAGATGGTGACGGCGGTATTGTATCTGTTGCTGCTACAGAAAACTTCGCGGGTGCGATTAAATTCACACTCAAAGATGGTGGTTCAGGTTACAGATCTAATAGTATTATTACAGTAACTAATCCTGCAGGGTTCACTGGTGCTTCTGCGACATTTGTTATTGGTGCTATTTCAAATACCTTTGTGCTCAGCTTAGATACTACACAAATTGGTGCACTGGCTAGTAACTCTCAGATAAGACTTAACTCTACCAGATGGGGTGCTTCTCCTTATACTGCTAATTCAGTAAGCGTATTTACTAATGAACCAATTGCTGGTCCTAGCTTCTCCGGTATCAGAGCTAGCTGTGATGCAGGATCGAACAACTTACACTTTTCAATTCCACATGGATCCTCTATTGTAGCTGGAGATATTATTACATTAAGTAATAGTAGTCAAATTATTGACGAGCAAATTAAAGTACATGCTTTACCAGATAATTCTAACTTTACTCTTTCTACAAGACCATCAGCTAGCGCTTCTAATACAGAGCTTGTAGTTAGACCATATGCAGCTAATACTGTTTATACTCTTGGTGCTAACTCTTCTGGTATTGCTACTTTCTCTTATGCTAATATAGGTTATCCAATTGCTAACGCAGTATCAACAACTGATTTTACTTTTGGTAGTATTGCTGAGATTACTGTAACTAATCAAGGTAAAAATTATGAAACAGCACCTACAGTTAATATTATTGATCCATTAATTCAATCATTCCAGTTAAGAGCAAATAATACTACAGGTGGTGTAGGGTTCTTAGGTGAAAATGCTAGTATTGAAGCTGCTGTTCTTACTGATAATGTTATTACTGAGCTTAATGTTGTAGACCACGGGGTTGGTTACAGAGCTTCTTCACTTACATTGGAAGCACCTACAGGTGGTACTTCTGGGATAGTATCAGTAGGTTATGGCGGGGTTGCAAATGGTGCACAAAGATATACATCAGCTAAGAGTTTCTTAAGTGAAACCGCAGTAAAAATGCAAGATAATGATTTCTATCAATCATATTCTTATGAGCTTAGAACAGATATTGGTTTGAACGATTATAAACGATTTATTGTAGGTATTGCACATCCATCTGGTAATAAATTGTTCGGTCGCTATTTTGACTCACAACCAGCTAATACAGTTATTACTGGAACAGGTGAAGTTGAGCAGAGACTTTCTACTGGTGTGCCGATTGCTTCATCACGTCTTAACGCGAGACCCCTGGGTGTCTCTCGCCTAAATAAACGAATATAAGGATAGATTATGCCCAGTACAGTAACTAGACATCTTAAGACACATATGGCTCAGCAGTTTCTTGAGTCAGTAACTGAAGGTCCAAGCTCAAGTAATACAAGTTTGGTTGATACTTACTATGTGGCTATTGGTAGACAGAATGCATATTCTACAAATGATGGTGGTATAGATGTAAGTGATGCTTCCCCACCTTCACCAAACACTGCTGATGTTTATCTAGACACTTTGTGGTTTAACAATCTTATCTCAGGTAAGAAGATTGGTTCATCAGATATCAGCTTAGGGGTAAAGAGAATAGATTGGGTAACAGGTACACAATATGCTCAGTATGATAGCACGAATGCTAATAATTTTTTCGAAGCAACGGGTGTTAATGCTAACAATGTAAACAACTTCTATGTACTTACTGACGAGGATAATGTTTACAAAGTAATTTCTAATAACAAGAATGCTAATTCAACTATTAAGCCTACCTCTACAGCTACTACTGGTACATTTTCTACATCTGATGGTTATAGATGGAAGTACTTGTTTACTTTATCAGCAACACAGAAGTCCAAATTTCTTTCTTCATCAGTAATGCCTGTAGCAGATGCAACTATTGCGGGTACACAGAAAACTATTCAAGATAATGCTATAGATGGAACTATTGATCATATTCAAGTTATTGACGTAGGTACTGGTTATGATGGTCATGCTAACTGTACTATTTCTTCTTATAATAGTGTTGCAAAGACAGCTGTTATTCAAGGGTCAGAAGTTAATACTACAACAGATGATATATACAAAGATGCTTCCTTGTATATCGCTTCTGGGGCAGGCTCAGGTCAATTAGAGAAAATTACTGCTTACAATTCTTCTACTAAAACCTTAACACTTCGAAATGCATTTGACACTGATATTGATGCGACATCATCTGTAGTTATATCACCTTCAGTAAGAATTACTACACCTGATAATCCTACTACTACTGCACTTGCTTTCTCATCTGTATCCGGTACAGGTAACACTGTTACTGGTATCACTATGGTAAATGTAGGTAAAGGTTATAATAGAGCTGATGTGCGTATTTTTGGTAAGTTAAACGCTAATAATGATAGTATTATCGGTGAAAATGCACGTGCACGTGCTTTTGTATCTAATAAAGGGGGTCATGGTAGAAGCGTAGTAAGAGAATTAGGTGCTGATAAAGTTATCATTAATGCTCAGTTTACCGGTAATGAATCAGGGCAGGTTGCTACAGGTACTCAATTTAGAAATGTAGCGCTTCTTAAGAACCCAGTATTTGCTAATACAAGGCTTTCAGTAGAAGGAAATGTAGAAGGTAATAGTCAGATTACTACACAAAATGCTGCCTCGGTTGCTTCACCTAATACATTTGTACAGTTCTCTACTAGATTAGCTATTACAACTAGCGATCCAAGCAATAGAACATTTCCTATTAATGACCTAGTTAGAGGACAAAGTAGTAATGCATTAGGTAGAGTGGTAACTGCAAATACATCACGCGTTGTTCTTAACTATGTTGATGGTACAGGTACTGGTGCAACTACTGTTACATTAGGTGATCATTCATTTAAGACATCACGTTTTGCTTCTGGTGAAACAATTGAGAGTAATACTATTTCTGGTTTATCAGCTACGGTAAACGATGTAACTCATCCCGATGTTATAAATAGATTAGGTGAAGTTTTATACGTTCAAACAATCAAACCAATCACTCGTCTGACTGACCAGACTGAAGACTTTAAAATTGTATTAGATTTCTAAGAGTAAACAATGGCTATTGAAACAAATCTCAATGTAAACCCGTATTTTGACGACTTTTCTGCGAATAATAACTTTAATCGCATTTTGTTTAAACCGGGTACAGCTGTTCAAGCTAGAGAGCTAACACAAACACAGTCTATTCTTCAAGATCAAATTGAAAAATCTCAACTCGGTTTAGGCTTAGTTGAAGGTTCAATGATCTCAGGTGGTGAAAAAATCTTTAATACCAGACAAAATTCTGGTACTTTAAAATATATTAAATTAGCTGATACTAATGCTAATGGTGATGTTGTTACCGTATCTAACTTCTTAAAAGGTAATACAGAGATTTATTCACATAGTGCTGACGGCACTGTTGCTAAGAATAAAAAGATTTCTGCTAAAGTAGTAGCAGTTGCAGATGGTGCACAAGCATCTAACCCTAATCTTAAAACTCTTCTAGTAAAATATATTAATAGTGGTAGCGCTAATAACTCAACTGCTGAGTTCAAAGCTGGCGACCTTATTATGATGCCAGATGGCACGGGTACCAATATTTTTGCTCAAGTAGCTAATGCATCTTACACTCCAATCGGTAATGCATCATCTGTATTCGTAGATTCGGGTGTATTGTATGCTAAAGGTAGCTTTATCAATGTGCCACAGCAGACTTTAATCATTGACAAATATAGTGATGTACCAACAGTACAAGTAGGTTTTGAAGTATCAGAAACTATTATTAAAGCAGCTTCTGATCCCTCTTTGAACGACCCTGCTTCTGGTACAACTAACTTTAATGCCCCGGGTGCTGATCGTCTTAAAATTACTGCAACTCTTAAATCAAGACCTTATAATTCTAATAATAGTATTGCTGGTGCAAACAGCAGGCCATTCTTTGGTATCTCTAAACTTTTAGCTGGCGAGGTAGTATCTAATCCAGTTAACAATATTGAAAGAGCTTACGACGCTATTGGTGATAGATTAGCGCAAAGAACTTATGAAGAATCTGGTGATTACATTCTCTCTCCTATCAAAGTACGAGTAAGAGAGCATCTTAATGATGGTTCTAATGAACGTGTTTATCGTACTAGTGGTGATGGAATTGTAGGTGATTCTAATAAGCTTGCAGTTGAGTTAGAAGAATGCGTAGCATATATTGGTGGTAGAAGAGTACAAATCAACGCTACCAGAAGAAAAGAAATTCAAAAAGGCCTTGATACAGAGCGCCTTAATAATCAAATTGTATCAACAACTTATGGTAGTTATTTCTTAGTTAAAAACTTATGCGGTACCATCAATATTAAAGAAGGTGCTGCAGTATCATTAAGAAGTACTGCACAAAGAGGTCCTACAGAAACATCATTTGGTGGTAAAGCTGTAACTGGTACAGAGATCGGTACTGCTAATGTTGTAAGTATTGAATATCATTCTGGTGGAGCTGAATCGCCTATTGCTTCTGGTGGTGCTGAATCCAATACAAACTTCTTTAAAGTATTTGTAACTAATATCGCTGGTAAAACAGCTGACTTTAGCGCGCAAAAAGTAAAAGGTATCTTTATTAAAGAAGGCGGTGGTACAGGTGTTAACACATTAGGTGATACAGTATTAAACAGTGAAGGTGATGCTGAATTAAAAGAGACTAATCTTTCAAGATTATTCTTTGATCTAGGTACCACAGCTACTAAGACAGTTAAAGCTGGTGGATCAACAGATATTAGCTTCTTCTTTAAATATACAACTAATTCACAGTTTGCAACTACTGGTATTACTGATTTTCCATTACCTTCTATTCCTGTAGGCGGTACTGATCAGTTTGAAATTGGAACTACTAATCGAGATGCTTCTACCAGTGAAAAACGTAACTTTATTGTTTCAACTAAAGAAGCTGCTAAGACAGTTGATCTAGTATCTAATTGGTCAGGTACTATTGCCATTTCTACAAGTTCAAATACTGTAACAACAGGTGGTGACGCTCGTGACTATCTTAAAGTAGGTGACTATGTAGAGATTGGTAACTCAACAGGGGTTGTTGCAACTAGATATATTTCGACTATTACATCTACAAACTTTACTGTTGTAGGTAGTGCGCAGATTACCGGCACACAAATGGGTGGTGATACCTTCATTAAGAAGGTTATGCCTAAAGGTTACATATTTGACCTTACAGCTAAAGGTAGTCAAGGTACTGATCGTGTTGTAGAATATAATCTTTCTTCAGGAAGATCAAAAATTGAGTTAAAAGAAACATTCGAAGCTGCTGTAGCAACTGATATTACATTTAATATTCGTCGTAATAATGCGGAACCTGCAACCAAATCAGTACGTCGAGGTAGAATTACTAAAATTGCAACTTCTAATGCTGATCTTAAAGCACTGGGTCCATGGAGCTTGGGTGTTTCTGATGTGTTTAAGCTTAAAGAGATCTATGTATCTACTGGAGACTGGACAACATCAGGTACTAACCGCGTAAAAGACTTTGATCTGTTAAGAAACGATGATCCGGGCATTTATAAGAACTCTTCTATTAGATTACGTCCAGGTAAAGCAAGATTAACAGAAGGTGACCTCATTACTGTAGTTTATGACTACTTTGAGCATGCAAATACAGGTGGTCTAGGTTTCTATGCAGTAGATTCGTACCCAGTTAATGATAACAATACAACGTTTAATTCTGCTACTGAAATTAATACAGCTGAGATTCCTCTTACATTTGATATCAATAGCGGTCAATATTATGATATGCGCAATTCTATTGACTTTAGAAGAAGAACTAGACGTCAAGGTAACGCAGCTGCGACTACTTTAGGTAACGCAAGACCGGTTAACACTGCTAATACTCAGATGAAACACTCAGGTAGTGCTTCTATTCAAGGTTTAATGACTCCTACACTAAATAAAAACTTTAGTGCTGATGTAGATGACTACTTACCTCGTGTTGACTCAGTATTCTTAACTAAAGATGGTGAATTGATAATTAAATCTGGTATCTCTTCTAGATCTCCAGTGTCCCCTCCTTCAATTACAGGTGCGATGCTTATTAATACTATTCGTATTACACCGTTCCCATCATTATCGCTTCCTGCTGGTAGAAAGTTCCAAAGAACAGATTTATCCATTAAGCAATCGCAACTTCTGCAGAAACGTTATACTATGAAAGCTATTGGTGCTCTCGAGAGACGTATTGGTCGTCTTGAGTACTATGGTGCACTTAACTTGCTAGAGCAAGCTGCAAAAAATATGAATGTTAAAGATGCGAATGGGGATGACAGATTTAAGAACGGTTTCTTTGCTGATCCGTTTATTGGTCACAACAATGGTGATTACACATCACCTCTTTATAATATTGCTAACCATAAAAGAAAAGGTGAAATGAGACCTCGCTTTGATGAAAGTATTGTTGATCTTAAGATCAACGATCTTACATCGAATAATATGGTTGTAAGACCTGATGATGTTATCCTAACAGTTAACGCAGCAGATATTCAAAACTGGAAAAAAGGTACTGATGTATTTAAGGGTACTACATACCCAGGTACCGCATCAGGTAAAATTTATGCTGTAGCTAATACTGCTGGTGCTTATGGTACTACTCAAAATTATAAAGTGTATCTTGAATCAACAACAGGCACGTTTGCAGCATCTGATAATGTTAAGAGAAGAAACGGTTCTAATACTCATGCAGTAGTTTCAGTAGAGCTTCCTCCTAAAGGTCCGGTTGCTACTCTTGATTATTCCCATGATCTAGTAGTTGAACAGCCTTATGCTACTAAACAAAGAAACCCTGTTCAAGAGCTTGAGTTTAACTGGGCTGGTGAAGTAAAGCTGTATCCAGATAGTGATTTCTTTAAAGATATTCAGACTAACCCAGATGTACCTGCTGAGATTGATATTTTTGGTCCAATTCAAGATGTAGCAGATATTATTGGTGTGCAGTATGATCAGTTTGAGCCGCTTGAAGGTACTCGTAGAGAAGTAGTTATTGATACTGATAGTGTTGAAGGTCCAAGACAGCGCGCGCGCGGTGGTAGAGTTACAGGTACAGATGGTACAACAGGTGTTCTCTTCCGTGAAACTACACATACTGATACTGTTGAGATCACTCAAGAGTTTGAAAGAACAGGTAGAGAGCTAGCAGTTACTGAAGATAACTATACCTTAGATTTCGGTTACGCTCTTCAGGATATTAACATTGTTGAGTATATGAGACCAAGAACTGTTGACTTCTTCGGCTTTAGAATGAGACCTAATACAAGAGTTTATCCATATTTCGATGGTGAGCCAGTTACTGATTTCGTTATACCTACTCAGGACCCTGGGGATAGCTTTACAAATTTAGGGGCTGACGGGGGCTTTATTAATGTTGCATCAGCTTCTTTAGGATCCGCACTAACAACAGATGACCGTGGTAGAGTCTTTGGTAAATTTAGAATCCCAGGTGGTCCAGATAGTAACATTCGCTTTAGAACAGGTAAAAAGCAGTTCCAGCTTTATGATGTAGATAATCTTGTTACTAAACGTGATACTATTACAACGTCCGCTATTGGTGAATATAACTCACAAGGGCTTGCAGGTACACAGCAAAAAATTGCTATTGATGTTAAGGGTGCAAGAACTCAAATTAACCAAGTGTCAAAAGATAATCCAGGTATCTATTCAGATATTGAGGACTTTACTAGAACAGAAGTATCGACAGATATTAGAGTTAGAAGAACCACAACTGCTTGGGATCCATTAGCACAATCATTTGTCGTACCTAATGGTTTCTACGGTGGTATGTTCTTAAGTAAGCTTGATCTGTACTTTGCTGCTAAGTCAACAGTATTTGGTGTAACAGTTCAGATTCGTGAAATGGAAAACGGTACTATTAGTAATAAAATTGTACCATATGGCTCAGTTAACCTTGGTCCTGATCAAATTAATATTGATGCAACAGGTACAAATGACGTAGCAACTCCAGTTATTTTCCCAACAAGTGTATATCTTGATAACGAAACAGAATATGCATTTGTTATCATGCCAGAAGCGAACTCTCCTGACTTTAAAGTATGGTGTGCTGAGCTTGGTGGTACTGATGTTAAGACAGGTGAACTTATCGCTTCTCAACCTGCTGTTGGTGTTATGTTCGTATCTTCAAACGATAGAACTTATAGACCTATCATGAATGAAGATGTTAAGTTTAATCTTTATAGAGCAAAATACGATAATGCTAAGACTGGTGTTATGTATTTCGAAAATGATGCATCTGAGTTCCTTACATTTGCTAATACTGAAAATGGTAATATGAATGTAGGAGAAAAAGTACGCGGGGCATCCTCTCTTGCAATTGCTAATACTAGATTGGTAACTCAAGGCGGTATTGCTTATTCTGGTCAAACTAACTCAAGTAACATTCCAGTAGGAGCAACTGTTGAAGGTATTACTTCTAAGTCAAAAGGTAAAGTTAAGAAGATTGTAATTAACAACTTTGCTAATACTCAAGCAGCTAACGCAGGTACGGTGCTTGTTGATTCTGCTAACGTATTTAGTGCTGGTGAGCAGCTTAGAATTAGATGGGGTGGTGATGAAGGATATGGTAACTCAGTTATTGCAACATTGAGTTCATCTCATACTCCTAACACAACTACAGGTTTTGTAAGATATTATAATCCTACTCAGGGTAAGTTAACTATTAACTCAGTTTCAGGTACATTTACTGCTATTGGTGGTGGTTTAGGATACGGTTTCCTTAGAGGACAACAATCTAATGTTTCTATTCAAGTAGTAAATCTGGTTGATGTTAAGTACAATGAAATTGTTCCTAAGATTGTATTTGTTGAGCCAACTAGAACAGAAGCAGTGTTTGATAACAGAACGTACTCGAATACATTTGTAGTTTCCTCAGGTCCGACTTATCAACCAGTATTCCTTACTAAGACAAATAGATTTACAGATGAGCGAATTATTGCAGGCAAAACTTCAGAGTCTACTAATATTGCTGGCGCTAAGTCTTATTCATTGAGAGCTAAGTTTACTTCTGAAACAGATAGACTTTCTCCAAGATTAGACACCTCAGTTGGTTTTGGTTTATCAATGCTTAAGAATAGAATTAAATCTGAAACTACTGCTAATCTTATTCAAGAGATTGATCCAACAGAAGATTCAGGGCATTCTAGATACCTCTCTAAAATTATTAACTTAGCTGATGGTATGGATGCAGATGATATTCAAGTTAAAGTAACCGGATATAGACCTCCTAACTCAAATATTCGTGCGTATGTAAGATTTAGATCTAAAGATGATCCTGATAATATTGCATTAAAGCACTTTACACAGCTTGATATTATTTCAGTAGCTAACAACTTCTCTAGTAGTTCTGAAGAAAGCGATCTTAGAGAATATACATTTAATGTACCTTCTTCTAATGCTTCTCTTTATACAGCATTCCTGGATGAAGGTAACAATAATGTATTGAAATATACTAGCAATACATCACCTAATCCAGCGTTCCATACATTTAGACAATTCCAGATCAAATTGGTTCTGACAGGTGATAACAGTGCTCAAGTTCCAAGACTTGCAGATGTTAGAGCAGTAGCCTTACAAACCGGTGGTACTAACTAATGTCTTATAAGAGAATAGAGAATGAAGTTCATTGGGTGAAAGATACCTCGTCTGGAGCAGTACTAAATACTGATGTAGAAGGTTTACAGGCGTATAAACAAATGCGCGATGCTAAAAACGCTCAAAGAAAGAATTTAGAACAATTGAATAAAGAAGTAACTGATCTTAAAACTGATATTAATGAGATTAAAGGTCTTCTCTTAAACATGGTAGGTAACAAGTAATGGCACTTAAGAAATCAGCAACAGCTAATGTAGCATTATCGGATACTTTTGAGTCTTGGAGAACTAAGACTAATTTAACGTTATCTTCGTTAGGTTCGAATACAGTTACTGTTTCTAATACTGTTCATACGAACGGTGCTGTTACCGCTGTAACTACAGGACATGGTAAACTTGTTGGTGATTTTGCTGCTAATAATTTATACGCAAATGGTGGTATTAGTGGTGGTGAAAAAGGAAGAAAAAGAAATCTTACTATCTCATCTAATACTATCTTTGAGTCTCATCTTACTGTTAACACAACAGGAACAAGTACATTCTCAGGACCGGTTAACTTAAAAGGACAAAGAACTATTGTAGGTAACACTACGTTTAAGTCAAAGAGTTTGCTTTCGTTTGCTAATTCAGTAGTTAATAATGCACATCTTAGAGTATTTACAGAAACTATTTCTAATAATGCAATTTCTAATACTAACGTAGGTCAAAGAGATTATACAATTAATCTCAATAAAGGTACTATCTTTAAGCTTGAATACTCTACTAACACAAATGTTATCTTTGCTAACGCTCAAGTAGACCAAGCTCATTCGTTTACATTGGTATCAAGAAGTGTAACAGGTAAAAGCTTCTTGACTTTTGGTTCTAATGTATTCTTTACTGCAGGACAGAGACCTAATACATATAGTACCACAGCAGGTAACTATGATATATTTACATTCTTTACCTATGATGGTGAGAAATATTTTGCATCCCAAAGTATAATTAATGGTGAACAGTGCTAAAATGAAAACTAAACTACATGATGGGGGTATGCTGCTTACCCCAGGTCATCCAGCAGCAAAAAAGAATACTAACATTAACACAGTAGGCACTCAACGTCGTATTGGTCGTTGGGTTGTATCTAGATGGGTTAATATTCTTAAAAATACTATTCATATTCAACCTACTGCTATTAATCATAGAGGTTTTAATTGGAATCCTATTACTGATTTCGATGATAAAGTTGCATGGCAAAGCAGTATCTTAGTATGTACCCATGGTAACTTTAAAGTTCACCCTGGGTTGCAAGAGAATAATACTAAGTCAATTTACGATACTACAGATGGTTTCGGTGAGTTACGTGAAGGGCAAGGTGCATATAACTTTACTGATATTATTGGTCAATATGCAACAGCTGAAACAGATGATGCTGGTGTTCTTTGTTTAACTCATTGGTCTGATGAGTTTTATGAAAGAGAGTATATTACAGTTAAACCAGATGAACCAGCTTTCATTCCCCCTTTACATGGTGTTAAAGAACATAGAATTTTTGGTGCTAGAGGTAACTGTACAGTAAAAACCGGTAATGGTGAAGAGTTTGATGCACCATTTGATGAGTTTACCAATTTACCACATAGTGATTCAGTAGAGATAAATACTAAAGATAATGTTGCTTATCTTGTAAGAGTATGGTTACCAGCAGATGGTAAGAAACCTTGGGAGAGATAGATGTCAGAAGAGCAAAAAGGTATTGATATTGATCAAACTGATGGGTCGCATATAGCTTATGCTCTAACCTACGGTAAAGACAACGGTGATAACGGTACATTCGAACAATTTAAATCTGCATTTAGTATTCCAGAAGTGCCTATCTTACATTCTACCTTTAGTAAATATAATGATAAAGCAAAATGGTTAGATTATTTCTCTAAAAATGAAATACCGTTTATTGATACAATTCTTACTGAAAATTG